TTTTGTGTGCCCGACCTCTAAAAATCTGTCTTTCTTCTTCTTCATCGTTTGGTAGTCTAATAAATCCGCCCTGCCTAAATCTAGCGAGCGCTAAAGTAGTGGAGTCTACCAAGTCATCGTTAGCTCCACTAGGAAAATCGTTACATTCTTCTATAACCTCATGTGCCCAGCGTCTATCTGGAGCCCAAACAACTCCACCATGAAACAAATCAGACACAGCATTCACCCTACTTATTTTATCTTGTCCTTTGCCCGGTGTAAACTCACCTACGGGAATACCCATTCGCCTAAATTCTTGGTATAAAGCTGCACCATTAGACTTTTTCTCTACAATGAACGCATCAGGTTCCCATTCACGGTACTCTTCTAGGCACATTTGCTTTAATTCAGGGAACTCTAGTCGCTGTTTGATTGAATTTAGCAAAATAATGTTATGGTTGTTAACTTCCTCGTTATAAAAGACACCCCAAGTGGTTAATGCGTTATAATCCGCTCTATTATTGGCTTCCTGCGCCGCATCTAACGTCATTATTATAAATTCACAGGGTGGTGGGTTCTCTTCTTCCCATATATTCCACCATTCACGCTTAATTAGTGCGCCTTCTTCCGATACCGGGTTCTGCATATACTGCGCGTTCCAATATCTTATGTCAATCGAGGCTCTTCTAGACTGTAATTCCTTTATGGGCCAGAACTCTGGCCACAATGATACCTCTTCTCCTTGTTTATCTTCTAAAATCGCAGGAAACTCTACAACTTCCCAGTCATCTACGTCATCATTCTTAACCATTTGGTTTATTATCTGTCCTGTCAGGTCTAATTTAGACCATCGAGTCATAACAACAATAATAGCACCACCAGGCATAAGGCGCTGTAACGGACCAGACTGAAACCATTCCCATGCAGGGAGAAAAACATCAGACTTGCCAAGCTTTGCATCCTGCTCTGAGTGCGGGTCGTCAATAATGAATAGGTCGGCACCCCTACCAGCCAAAGCGCCACCAACACCAATTGCAAAATACTCACCATTAAAGTTAGTACCCCAACGAGAAGCGGATTTGCTGTCTGCTTGAAGTGATACATCCGGGAATACATCTTTGTACGGATCAGAACCAACCAAATTTCGAACCCTACGGCCGAAGTTAACAGCCAGATCCGCAGTGTGCGAAGCCATGATAATCTTTTTCGCAGGGTGTCTACCCAAAAACCACGCGGGAGCCAAGTATGATATAAGCTCTGACTTCCCGTGACGAGGTGCGATGTTAACAATAACCCTTTTTCTTTTACCATCTGCAATTTCTTCAAATAACTTAGCCAATCTCGCATGGTGTGCTCCTATTTTATAATCAGGATAAACGTGTTGGATAAAATCTAGGAAGTTTGCTTTGCCTTGTTTTTGCGTTACCTCTTTCTGATACTGTTGCAAAAGAGTCAGACTTCTCTGCCGTTCTTTCTCTGGCATATCTGGTAGCGCATTTTGTAGTAGTTCTAGATCCTCAACACTAATCATCGTTTATTACTTCATGTTTCCCATTAATAACTTTGCTCTTTAGTGATTCTATCGTTTCTTTTAGTTCTTTCTCTAGCTCTTCACCACTTTTAGTAATGTGGGTAATCTCTGTTTTCTTTTTAAATGCATCGATGCCATCAATCTCACCTATCTTACTCCAGGCAGATATTCTTTCTCGTGATGTCTTAGCCATCGCTGCTTCTTGTAGGAGTCCGTTGACAACAGAAAGTTTAATATCCGCTAGGTCTTTAGCCACCATGTGACTAGTCTGTGATACTAGGCCCGATAAATAGGCAATTGTTTCGTTGGGGTATTCACCGAACTCAGGTTTTAACTCTGGGTTAACCATCATTTCTTTTGCCAAACTTTCTGCGTGCTCCACGTTTTCTGTAGTAGGTTCTATGTTTTCGTCTGCTAAATCACTGACTAGCTTTATTGTCTGTGCTCGCATCGTAAGTTCTTCTTGAGCAGACATATTCGGCAATGCTTCTTTAGCATTTTTAGGGAGAGGGATATCATTTTCTACGTAGGGAATAATTACGTTTTGGCTACTGTCATTCATGTGTCGCTGTACACCTTTGGTATTTATTTGCAGCTTATGCTTGGAGTATAGGATTCTTTTACGGGTGTTGCAAGTGTTCCCTTGGTTTTGATAAATTTTTGCGAAATATTTTTTTGGATTGCCTTTTGTAAAGTAAGGGGGTGGGTCTGAGGATTTGCTGAGATCATTTGTGCATTTCACAATGTATGATGGACTGCGGGACTCCTAAATCTATTTAGTGGGGTTACCAGTAGGTGGGGTTCCCTAAGTCATTGATTTATAACCAGTTTTATACTAAATACCTGAAGCCTTTACTTTACATACTATATCCTTATAATAGGTGGCGTAAATCAGGTGATTTACATGGCACTTACGCCAACTGTCGTAACATTACGACAGATCATTTAAAGAGAGTATATTATGAGTAACTTAAATAAAGTGAATGTAGTAAATGAGTTTAATTTAACTAAAACTGCTGAGGCTATAGCTAAAGCCCATAGCACGAAAGGTGCGAGCTTAGAGGCACTTAACGCTAACCATAAAGAGTGGTACTTGAAGGACAACGCGGATATCCAAGATATCTATTCCGCACTTTCTAAAGCCTATTTTGCAACCCGCAACGAGCATGGGGTTGGCACTTATGAGCGTGTGCCAAGTGATCAGAAAGGTAAAGAGAAGCTAGTCTATAAAAAGCCTGAACAGGCTAAGGCGATAAAAAATAAAGCTCGGCTAGTTACCTTTACTGTCGAGGATATCCTCGATTGTGTGCCTAAGGAAGCCAAGAAAATATGCGTAACGAAAGGCACGCACCAATACTTTCATAAGAGAAAGCACGATCAATGGTTTAGCAAAATATTTACGGCTCTCAAAAAAGACGCGGAAGCCCTCGACCTTGGCGAAACTATTAAGGAAGCCAAGCGTGTCGTTAATCGCACCTATGCTGAAAAATTCGAGCGTGCGACAGTCGGAAGCAAAAAAGAAGTTCTTAAAAATTCGCTAGATATATTATTAACGAATGACAAGCATTTGACAGATAGCCAAAAGGCGAGCATTCGCGAAATTATGAAAACAGCGAATGACGCGGTGCAGAAAATATGTAAATAATAAATAGCTTCACACTTTAGGCGACCTTAGCGGGTCGCCTTTTTTTTGTCTAAAATTTTCTGTCGTAACATTACGACACATACCAATTTTACTCCCGGTAACCAGTTTCTAATGACCTTGGGTCTGATAAGATAAACTTTCTTACCATAGTATATGTAAAGTAAACAATATGTACAGTTATAATTTTCCCTTATTTTTTTTGATCGCCAGTTTTTGTCACCAGTTTTTTCGCCGGTAGCTCAGTTTCTACTGACCGTGAGTAGAGTTCATGTTTCGGTTGGTAGTGGGTTCATGTTTGGGTTCACTCGCAAACCCACGCCACACCTACAAAGTTCACGGTTCACTCATTTTTTGAAAAGTATACATGGGGTAGTGATTTTGGGTCAGCAAAAACCTTTTTGCGCAGTGAAGAATAAATAATTTTTAGTCAGCCAAACTGCAAAATAGCATGAACTCATGAACCGAAGGAAAAAGTATGTAAAATAACACTAATAATAATAATAATAATATTTATATATATATAGATAATACGGGGCTTTCAGCCTTTCTTTACATATCTTAATATGTATAGTTCACGGTTCCGTAAGTAAAGTTAAGCCTTTTTGAACTTATGAACCCGCCGCAAACCCACGCCATGCCTGTGTCGTACCTTTACGACACTTATTATTAGTTTTTCTGGTAGCTATTGATCCACGGCAAAAACACCCTGTTTAAATACCCCTAGTACATACTTATATGTACAGTTAGGTTATAATGACACCATAGTAAGAGAGTTTCTTATATCTTACTATACTGTAGTAAGAGAGTTTATCTTACTATACCATTACATCTGTCGTAAGGTTACGACACTAACTGAGGATAAACAAATGGAATTTATGGTACTTAAACATTATAGCGGAAGTAAAAATTGGGAGTATGAGAAACCTCCTGTTGAAGTAAAGAGATCAGTTATTTCTCAAATTGAAGCTATAAAAGAAGTGAGAGATTTAAGTTCGTGGGAAGAAAGAGAACTGCAACTTAAATTTTTTGAAGAGTGGGGATATCACATGAACAGTCCTTTCGTGGACATCAAATGATACCGTTACATCTGTCGTAACATTACGACACTAACTGAGGATAAACAAATGGACTATCAAAAGCACGCTGTAAAAAACAAACCCTTGCGTAAAACAGTAACCGCAAAGCAAAAGAAAAGTATACAGAATTATTATACTCGTGGTTACGAGATTGGGGAGAGAGCGTTACAAAGCGCCAATTATGTCAATAATGCAGATATACCTACACACCTTGCCAAACAGCAGTTACAAGATTGGGGGATCTACTCATGAGATTAGCTGAAGCCCCCACTAGGGTCGCTGTTAAAGATATAGGCGAATATATTATCAACAGAAGGAGTTTCCGTACACCACCAAGAACAATATACACTAAATATGGTGCGAAACAAGAGGCTTCAAGTGTGTTCTCTCG